ATTACCGAAATAAGATATACTTCTTCTGTTTTACTTATATCTATTTTTATCCCATTTACCCATCTTTCTCCTTTGTCTAGTTTTTGAATCCATAGTTTTTCTCGTTCTTCTTCTGTGTATATCTTATTTCGGTAATATATTGGTAAATTTAGTTTGATTCCTTGTCGTGTTTTATATGTCTCGTTTGTTTTCTCTCCTTTATATTTGTTGTTATTACTATCTCTCCTTTTCATGTAGTTATTTCCAATTCCTGGACTGCATAAGGTTATGCTATTGTAGTTTGGGTGTTGCTTGTCTGTTTTACTTACATATTTAACTATGTAATTTATTGTTTTTTCGTTTGTGTATTCTCCAATCCATACTTTTCCATACTTCCATATTTTTTCTATTTCTTCCTTTGTTTTATCTGTAAATAGTATTCCATGTACGTGTATTCTTTCTGTCTTTTTTTGTCCTAGTTCTGTCACTAACCAGTGTTTAACACTCTTTTTATTTTCCTTTCTCCATCTTTCCAGGAATCTTCTTACCGCCTTTTTTACTACTGCGTTGTCTAGTTCGTATCCTTGTAGTTTATTTTTCGTTTTTATTTTTTCCTTATTATAGTAGTTTCTTTGTTTTCCGTTCTTTAGTGTTATTGTTTTCCTTATCCCTGTTATTATTTCTTGTTCGTCATAGTCTGCCTCTAGTTTTGCTAGTTCTTCATCGTTAAAGCTTAGTGTTACGAATTGTCCTCTTTTATCGTGTCTTATTTCTTCTTGTAGTCTTACTTGCCACTGTCTTTTCTTCTGTTTTTTACACTCCATACATTTTCCACATCCTACTGGTACGTATCGTGTTCTCTCATCTTTTATTTTTGGTATTATTCCCTTATTCTTTTTTGTCTTTGTGTATTTTCTGTTTAGTATTATTGTCGGATAAAGGCACATTCTTTTTTTGTTTTAGGGGCAAATTCACGTTAGTGATCATGCCCCGTTTAACTTAATATTTCCCTAGTCCTCTAATGACTGTCGGTGCCTTAGCTAGTAGGTCTGCTATTACTTTTTGTGGTAATAATTTTATTAATTTTTCCACTGCCGTTAGTCCTCCCAAAGTCCATATTATTGTTCCTTGTTCTACTCCTGTTTGTTCTGATAGGTATTGAATTGTTTTTGCTATTATACCGTCATTTCTGTTCAGTCCTGTTTCCTTCATCCATTCTAAATCTTTTTCGGATATCTCTGTATTCGCTATTGCTTGTCCTGTTTGTGCATCTTGTAGTCCTTCCGTTACCTTCATTAACTGTCTTTTGCTTGCTTCTGTTAAGCCTTGTTCTGTGTTCAGTTTTGCTTTGCTTATACTTTCTTGTACTTGTTGTACTAGTGCTTTGGCTTGTTGATTATTTAACTTAGTCTTACTTCCACTTTCTTCTGCTTTATATCCTCCTATCGCTTCTGCTTCTGCGTCGTTTTTGTTTGCCTGGCTTTTCGCTACTTCTATTTGCGCTTTGCTCATTGCTACATTTAATGCGCTTTGTATGTCTATTGGTTGTGGGCTTGGTGCGTTTCCACTTTGTGCACTTCCTCCGCTTTGACTTCCTGTTGTTCCTCCCGCTCCCGCACTTCCGTATATTAAACCAGGATTTAATCCCGCTTCTTTTAACATTTCTACTTGTGCTGGGTAGTTTGTCTTTTTCCACATATCATATTGTAAGTCTGCTCCTTGTTGGTTCAGTCTCATTTGGTTTCGGCTTTGTATTCCCATTAGTGTTTCCTGGTTTTCCATTGCTCGTCTTTCTCGTCTGTTTTGTCCTAACATTCCTATTAGTCCGCTTCCCAGTCCTATTGCTGTTTGTGTCCAATCCATTTGGTTTGTGTTTGTTGGTGTTCCTGTTGTACTATATCCGCTTGGCATTTTTTTCGTGCTTTTTTGTAAAAAGCGTGTATTTACGTCTTGATATATATAAATACACGCGTACTACTCTGTTATTACTCCGTTTTACCTTGTATTGACTTATCTTCGATAATATCTCCCTTATCTTCTGTTTTAAGTTTTACTACTTTTCCTTTTCCTTCTCTTTTAGCTAGTTTGCTTTTACTTACTGTATCCATTGCATCACATGCTACCTCGAATCTGTCTGTACGTATGTTATATGCTTCCATAACTCCGTCTTTTCTTTCCGTAAATATTTCACTTGCTCCGTCTGTTATCGGTTCATTATTATCCAATAATCTTGCCACTTTCTGTTCGATTCTTTCTCCTTCTACTGTTTCAATTCTTGTTAGTTGACTTCTTGTTCCTTGTTTTGCTTTGTTATATGCTTTTATTTTGCTCATTATTTTTTATTTTAAGGGGCAAATTCACGTTAGTGATCATGCCCCGTTATTTTTATAAATTTGGAATTATTTTCGCACTCATTTTTCTTCTCGCAGTTATTCTTTTTGAGATTTGCACCCAAAAGTTCTGTGCATCTAATTGCGTTTGCGCAAATATTTGATTGAATTTTGTTGGGTCTATGTATGTTGTTAAATCTTCTATTTCTCCTGTACTATTATTTTTAGTATATCTTCTGTTTAATGTCATAAACATTTCACTTTCTTCTGCGAAGTTTCCATACGTTCTGTTCACTGCAGTCATGTAGTTTATCCATGCTGGTTGTTTTCCCGCACTTGAGAAAGTGCTTGTTCCATTACTTGCGTTTTGACTTGTATCAGTCCAACTCATTTGGTCTGTTATTAAGTCCTGGTATCCTATTCCGTCCAAACTTGGTTTGTGAAAATCTTCCATTGTCTCCAGGTTTACGTCCCATTTGTTTCCTTGTGAATAGTCCACTCTTGGCGTTAAGCTCACAATTCCCATTATATATGATGGTTCATCTACTTTAATTACCATTTTTCCTCCTTTGTTCTTTCCTGTTAGTTTTCCTCGACCCGCTAGACTTCCTAATGGTTGGTCTGTTGTTTCTGCGTTACTTACTACTTCCTGGAATGCTAACTCTTTTATAAGGCTTCCATGATATACTGGACTTTCTACGCTTTTACTTCTTTCATGTGTATATACTGCGTCTAACCAGTCATCATAACTTCCTCCACTTATTGCCACTCTGTTTAACATTTCATAAACTTTCTGTGCTAAGTTTAAACTGTCTATTGTGAAACTATCCCCTGTCGTATCTACTCTTGTTACTTCGTTGATTCCGTTTGTTCCGTCAATCCATTCTGTTTCAATCCAGTTATTGAATAAATCACTTTGATATGTTTTTAGTCCCAGTCCTTCTTGTGTATATTGGCAAGAATATGTTTTGTTTTCATTTGTTCCAAAATTTTTCATTGGGAAGCAATATGGCGTTGCTACACTTTCAGTTATTGTGTATACTCCACTTGCGAACGGATACTGTAATATGTTCTCGCGCATCTTGTCTATGTTTTCTAATGGAAATTCTGCCAATGATATTTGTGCTCCTGTTCCTCCTTCTGTTCCTACTGGATTGTCTGTAACGACCCAGGTTGTACTGCCACTATCGTCTCTACATTCTGTGCAGTTGAATCTCGATAAGTTTGGTTCCCATACTACACTGTCCCATAATTCTGTTGGATTGTATGTTGTTCCTCCTACTACTACGTCTATGTCTGTTACATCTGGTTCATTTGTTCCGTCTGGAAAATTTATCCTCAATACTGTGTCATAGTCTGCAGTATATCCCGCTTGTCCTATTCCTAGAATATCTCCTACTACTTCATTTGTATTTAATAGTATTGCACTATCCATGTCTGTCTCTCCACTACTGTCTGTGTGTATCGCGAAGCCTCTTTCTTCTTGTTTGTTTGCATAATAGTTTTTGTATATGTCCCAGTATGCTAAGTATGGTACTGCATTGAAGTATCTTTTTGCTGGGTTTGTAGAACCTGTTATTTTTCCCAGTCCGCTAATTCCTAAGTATTTGAATATACATGAACTATTAATCTGTTCGTTGTCTTCGAATGTCTGTACATAATCCGCATGGTTGTTTGTTAGTACTTTCACTCTTGGTAGAAATACTTCGCCCATTTTCATTCCTATTCCTAGTTTGTTCATGTGCAATCCCGCATTGTATAATCTAATCGGTATTTGAAATACATCTAATTGCACTTTATAGCTTCCGAACAAAGGTCCTATCGTTGGTAATGTCATTACATTACAGTCTAGATCTATGTCCCAACTGTCACCAGGTAGTGCTAATTCGCTCATAAATGGTACTAGTGTTCCACTACTCATTGAACTTCTCCATGTACTACTCAAGTCATGTGTACTTCTGCTAAATGTTTTTAAATTTACATTTTCTTTGTTTCCGCTTCCTAGTCGGTTTCCTCCTATTGCTACTTTCATTTGTTATCTGTTTTTAATTTTTCGTTTAATATCATCACTATTTGAATTATTCTGTTCCATGTTATTGCCTTACATTCTTTTTCTGCTTCTTCCTGGCTTTCGTACTTTTCTGTTATTCTATATTCGCCCCGATCGTGACTGGGAAACGAAAAATTAAA